TCCGTATGATATACGATGGAGAGATGACTAAATTCGTGGGAACAAGTGGAGAGCCGATAACATGGAAAGGACACCTGGGTGTAATTGCTGGTTCAACTCCTACTATATATCATCATTTCGAAGAAGTTGCAGACATGGGAGAAAGGTTTATATACTATAGAATGAAAGATTATAATCCGGAGAAGGCTACTAGGCTCGCTATGGGGAGAAAAATATGTGGAAAAGACCTTGATGATACGTTATCCCATTTATATGCAGAGTATATTAAAGAAGTAGTTAAAACATCGAAGAAGGGGTTGATTGAACTCCCAGAGATTGTGCAGGAAAGAATTATAGCGATTGCACAGTTTGCTGAAAGGATAAGAACTCCGGTACACATGGACTTCAAACAGATAGCAATAACTAGGATTCCCATATCTGCCATGCCTATGAGAGTGGCGCTACAACTTACATCCATTGCTAAAGGATTGCATATCATAAGAAAATACGAGGAACAGGAATTGTCCGAAAAAGATATGCAGATAATAGATCACTGTGGTTGGAGTCTTGCAAATGAGGAGAAGAGAGCGGTATTAAAAATACTTGCCAATATACAATATGGAGAATATTTAGGGACAGGAAAGGTTGCAGATAAAATAGGACTCGATACAAATGTGGTGAGAAGTATTTTACAGAATCTTGCATCCGTTAAGGTCATCGAAAGGTCGAGATCGGAACAACTTGAGTGGAGAATAATAAGACAATCCGACTGGAATATAGTGAGAAGGATAGAAAAGATAGATGATATAATGGAGATTGAAAATGGTAATTTAACGAGTGAGGAAGATGAAGAAGAATCGAAGAGACATAGTTTAGATAGTTTTGGAAGAGAGATTTTACCAGATGATATAAAAATATGACAGAATTAAGAAATAAAAATGGAAAATAAAATAGAAGAAAATTTATCGAAATTTCATCGGAGGCCTCTGTCCTGGTCATCAATCAGTTCGTTTACCTTTTCTCCAGAGTCTAAAGAGAAATGGTATTCCAATTATATTTTAGATCGAAGGGAACCGCCATCTCCTGAGCTTATCTTCGGTAGCAAGATAGGAAAGTTACTTGAGACTGATCCCACATACTTGCCAGAGATTCCGAGACATAACAAAATGGAAAATCAGTGGGATTGTGTTTATAAAGGAATAAAAATCACCGGAAGATGTGACTCATTTTGTATTACAACAAAAAGTAAACTTCTAGAATATAAAACGGGAAAAAGAGGAACTTACGAATGGTCGCAAAAAAAAGTAAATGAATTCGGGCAGATATCTTTTTACTGCGCTTTAAATTTTATAACTTATAAAGTAAAGCCAGAAGATATGGAAATACAACTAATATGGATGCCTACGAAAAAAGAAACCTCAGGATCTTTTTTAGACACTATATCCTTTGATGGAGATATACAGTTCTTTAAAACAAAAAGAACAATGACTCAAATTATAAAATTTTTAAATTATGTGGAAGATGTTTATAAAGATATGGAATCCTTCATCGAAGAAAAATCCATAGACGAAGCCCGCCTCGCCTCCCTCAACCAGCGTGCCGAAGAAGATTTTGTAAGGGGAGCGTAAGAATATAAATAACTATGAAAAAACTAAAAGTATTAAGTTTATTTGATGGAATATCAGTAGCACAGCAAGCCCTAAAAGAACTTGGCTTTGATGTGGAGTATTATGCAAGTGAGATAGATAAGTATGCGATAAGTATTACACAGAAGAATCATCCGAATACAGTTCAAATGGGTGATGTCAAAAATATAAAAGCTCTTGCTAGAACAGACGGATGCCTTTGTGTTCCAACTGATATGAATAACCCTGAATATGTAAAGATAGATTTAATGATTGGCGGATCTCCCTGCCAAGACCTATCAATAGCCAAGAAAAACAGGCAAGGACTCAAAGGTGAAAGGTCAGGGCTATTCTACGAGTATGTAAGAATACTAAAGGAAGTTAAACCTAAATACTTCGTGCTAGAGAATGTGAACTCAATGCCAAAGGAAGCCAAACAGCAAATAACAGAGATAATGGGTGTAGAGCCCATAATGATAAACGCTTCTCTTGTATCAGCACAGAACAGAAAGAGATTATTTTGGACTAACATACCGAATGTTACACAACCTGAAGATAGAGGAATTTTATTGAAAGATATATTAGAGGAAGAAGTTGATGAGAAGTATTTTATAAAATCAGATACAAAAACTAAGTGGATTGAAAAAGGATTATCTAAAGATGGTAAAGCAAAAGCAATGTCCGCCTCTCTTCATAAGGGTATAGGAACTGATGGGCTGACTTTAGTTCGTATCGGTCAAATCGGCAAAGGTGGTCAAGGAGACAGAATATACTCGCCAGAAGGTAAATCAGTGGGTCTATCCGCCCTCGGTGGCGGTAGAGGAGCAAAAACAGGGTTGTATATGATACAAGATAAAAAAGTAAGTGTCAGAAAATATCCAGTTGATATTGAAACACTTAGACTTGTATTACAAAGTCATAAGAATTTAACCAATAAGCAAATTGCCAAAAAATTAAATCAGCCACAAACTCTTGTAGAACATTGGTTTAGAAATGATAATAGTTTTGCAATACCAAGCGAAGATATTTGGTTTAAGTTAAAAGAACTACTAAATATTACAACAACTGAATTTGATAAGTCTATTATGGAATGGGAAGAAAGAGATGGTGTGTTTGACCAATCTAAAAGAGTATATATGGGGGATAAAACACCAACATTACAAACTGGACAACAGGGAGATTATTTAATAAACCAAACTATAAGAAAACTCACCCCAATAGAATGTGAAAGACTACAATCAATGCCAGATAATTATACAGATGGAATCAGCAATAGTCAGAGATATAAATGCTTGGGAAATGCTTTCAATAAAGAAGTTGTTAAGCATATCCTCATTTTCATGGCTTAAACCCTACCTTTCCTGCTTGACACGAGTTATCCACAGTTGCACTATTAGACGCTTGCATACTTCCTTACAATAAACTATAATGTCAGTAGGTCAAATTTATTAGAAAAATTAAAAGATAAAATATATGGATAAAATAGAAGTGTCAGAGTGTTGTAAGGCAAAGGTATTGGAAACTTATAGAGATAATTATGCAGATCATCACGATCCGATAGCAATCTCATGTTGTGAAAGTTGTGGACAGGAATGTCAGGTAATAAATATAGAGGTCGTTGACGACTTACAAGACATTATTACTAAGGACCAAGTTGACTTGGACTTACACGATGCACAAGTATCAAATAGTCTTTAGTATAGATTTAATGCTAGGAGTAAGATTCATGACAGTATGGGCAAACAGCATTATGCAAGCAGTAGCAAACGCTAAACAAGAATTATCAGACATAGATAATATACAAATAATAAAATGCAAACAAATCAATTAAAAGAACATAGAGAGCGAATCTGGGAAGAGAGATATGGAACAATCGGTTGTATAATTTCATCAACAATTTTAGTAGTAATAATTGCACTATTATGGCCAAAATAACAACAGTATCAATCATAAGCAAAGAAGTATCACCAATAGTAGAGAAAGCTCAATCATTAAAAATAATTGACTCTATTACTTTGGAACAAGCCTCAGATTTCAGATCAAAGCTGAAACAAGAGGAGAAACGAATACAATTGGACAAGGATAAGGTGCTAAAGCCGTTGGTGGCCTCTGAGAAGGAAATACGATCCAGATATAAACCGGCAGAGAATATCATCGCTACGGCCCTAAATCTATTGAATAGCGCTATGTCTACCTACCAGATGAATCAGATGAAAACCCTCCGAGAGCAAGAGGAGAAGATAGCTAATAGAATCGGCGAAGGTTCTGGCCATTTTACTATTGAAACAGCTAGTAGAAAGATCGGCGAACTAGCTCCCATTACTGCGCCAACATCAACAAAGTTTAGATCATCTGTTGAGTTAGAATATACATCGGAGAAAGACATCCCTCGTGAGTATCTTATACCGGACCGAACAGCAATATTCGAGGACTTAAAGAAAGGTATAGAAATTAAAGGTTGTAGATTAAAAGAAATTTTAATACCCATTAATGCACGAACTAAAAATGAATAGAGCCAGGCCGAAGGTGATGAATGATATTAAAATAGCATTGCAGAAATTAAAAGATAATTAACGGCACTATGCCAAGAAAATAATATGTCAAAAAAACAAGAAACAGTCGGAGTACTAAGAAATGACAAAAATTAAGATATAAAATATATGAAAACACTCAGACAAATAAACGAAGAGTTTGATAAAGAAGTTGAAGGTTTTTTTTGTGCAATAGATGAAGAATTAGTTAAGAAAATAAAAATATTCATCCACACTCAAATATCCCTATCAGAACAATCTCTTTTGGAAAGGGTTGAGAAAGAGATGCCGAAAGAGAAAGATGATGACGGATTTGTTCACGACCCTTCAGTTGCTTTTAATAACGGTTTCGATGAATGTTTATCAGAAATCAAAGATTTACTCACCTCTCTTAAATACCTCCCACAAGAAGAGGTAAAGAATAAATAATACTTAAATAAAATATATGGAAATTCTCAAGATAACAGCAAAAGATATAAAGAAATCAGATAATTACTGGAGTGATTATATTGGAAAAGAAGATGTATCAAATTATTGTGGTCATATTGAAATCGATAGTAATTTAGGATATGTAAAATTCGTATCAATAAAAGCCACTGGTCATATATGGGCATTGGCAGGAAGTGGAATCAAGGCAGGAAGTGGAATCGAGGCAGGATGGGGAATCAAGGCAGGAAGTGGAATCAGGGCAGGAAGTGGAATCGAGGCAGGATGGGGAATCAAGGCAGGAAGTGGAATCGAGGCAGGAAGTGGAATCGAGGCAGGATGGGGAATCGAGGCAGGATGGGGAATCAAGGCAGGATGGGGAATCGTATCTTTACACTCTTGCATCAAAGCCAAATTATCAATTAACTTTAATACAAGCTGTACCCTTTCCGCAGGTATCTTTTCAACATCAGGTGAACAAGAAATTGAAGCACAAAAGATAAAGGGTGGAAAAGTTATTTATGGAAAAGTAAAATTGTTACCGATTGAGGAAGAATTAGAAGTTAATCTCTAGCCCCAGTCCAGCTAGATAATTAAAAGAAATAGAATGATGAAGAAGAAAGGAGATTACTAAATAATATAAAGATATGAACGAATACACAACAAATCAACCAATAGGAAGTACACATTCAGAGGAGCCGATATTTTCAACAGGAGCAAATCCACCAGCACATCAAGGGAGTAAATGGCAGACTGAACCAAATAACTGCGGTGAAAAATATTGCTCTCGCATACATCCTACGGATGAACCACTAAAAAGAAGCATAGAACAGCAACTTTGCGATGTTTTGATGAACCATACGGGCGAATACGGACAAAACGAGGGAGCAGTAGAGTGCCTTGAAAGAATTATCCGTGAACGAGACTTGCTACTCAAAAGGTCGATTGAAGATATGTTAAAACCAGCCCATTACTAACTAACGAGCACCCCAGCAATAAAGGGGGAGATTACTAACCTAACCGCAGTGTAAACTGCTAAAGAAGAACAATTAAAACAACAAGTTTAATATTAAGTGATGAGGAATGTGAATTATTAGAAAGAGCTTTAATTTATATCAGACACAGACTGATAAACCACAAAGAAAGTAAGGGAGCAAAATCGGTCTGTGAATTAGCGTATTGTGAAAGTAAATTAGAGGAATTAAGGAAACTAAAAAATGACTAATATGACAGTCGTAATCTGTAAACATTGTAAAAAAGAATGCGAAAAGGAGCGCAACTGCAAAGTGGATAATGGCCGTGCGGTATGTTTTAAATGCAGTAAATTTGTATATCAGAAGTATAAAAAGAGGGTTGCATTATCGTAAGGATAAGTTATAATGTAGATATCAAAATTATGGTCGTTTAATTAGATAAATTATTAAGATAAATTAAAAAATAAATATGAAAAAAACAACAAGTATTAGTACGCAAGTTAATAGTGAGACAATAGAATTATTAAAGAATTCCTTCCCGGTAGAGCAAGGTTTTAGTAAAATCTTTTTACCAAGATTAGGATTTTATTCGCAAGATCAGATAGAGGGTAAAGGAAAAGCGATGAAGGTAGTTACCGAAGCTGGAATTTTCTACACCGAAAATCAATCAGACGAAGTGGATGAGAATGGAAAGAAACTTTGGGATAAAAAAGAAATAGGAAATAAAATAAGTATACAGATTTTATTTCAGCGACATCAATTAAAAATGTATGATGAAAAAACCGAGTTATATACTTCGTCTCCGATCTTCGACAGTCCTGATGAAGTTCTGCCCCTATGGTGCGAGAAGAAAGAAGTTGCAAAAGGTACTCCGGCAGAATTAAAAGCGAAATATAAATATACCGACAAAGCCGGTAAAGTTAAATCAGCACTGGAAAATAATAAAATACTTTATGTATTACTCGATGGGGTTATGTACCAGATGAATTTAAGAGGTTCTTCAATGTGGTCTTTTAATTCATATACAAAGAAAGTAGTTGTACCTGCATATATCACAACCGTAACATCAGAGTTCTGTGAGAAGGGAGAGATACAGTGGAATAAAATGATATTCACTGCTGCAAGACCGCTTACACAAAAAGAAGCGGAAGATGTGGTATCAAAAGTATCAGATATTAAATTGACTATTCAAGCAGAAAAAGGTAATTATCAAACGACAGACAAACTTGATAATTATGGAAAGGAAATAGTCGCGGATGAGATAGCAATATAAAACTATGAAAAAGAAACAACAAAAAAGCGATCACCTTTCAGTTGCATGTCATCATATATTAAAGGCATTAAACAATGGAAAGAAAATAAAAATCTATGAAGTAATGCCTAAAACTTTTACTTGTTTAAAGTGTTCTAAAAAAGAACCCCAAACAGAGAAACAGTTTATGTATATGTTTGTAACGATATGTGATTGTTGTATCGATAGTTTAAGATAGTTATTGATAATAAAAGCCGTAGTGTATGGTTGCATTACGGTTTTTATTATGATATTATTAAGCCGTCTATGAAAAAGATAATAATGATAGGTAAAGAATTTGGTCGGCTTATTGTAATAAAAAGAATGGGTAGGGATAAAAACAACTATCCTTTATGGCAATGTAAATGTGCCTGTGGTAATTATGTATTACAAACAGTAAATCATTTGACAACTGGCAATTCAAAAAGTTGCGGATGTTTAAGGAAAGAATTACAGATTAAAAGACAAACCACCCATGGAAAAACAAAGACACTAACTTATAGAATATGGCAAGACATGAAAGATAGGTGTTCAAATTCTAAGCACCAGAGTTTTAAAAATTATGGTGGAAGAGGAATATTGGTATGTAAAAGATGGTTAAAATTTGATAATTTTTTGAAAGATATGGGAGAGAAACCAGAAGGTTTATCTATAGACAGGATCAAAAATAATAGGGGATATTATAAAAACAATTGTCATTGGGCGACAAGAAATTATCAGTCTAGAAATAAACGCTCAAATAGAATAATTACTTTTAATGGCAAAACGCAATGTCTATCTGATTGGGCAAGGGAATTAAGTTTGCCGACAGTAACCCTTTGGTCTAGAATATATTCTTATAAATTTCCTTTAAAAAAGGCTTTAACTTCTAAAAAATATGGGTAATTTTTTGTTGTCCCACCAAATAAAATTCGCTAGTGGTTATAAGGATAAAGCCCTACTAGCCCATGAAGGAGGATCGGGCAAGACAATCTGTGCCTGTGTTTGGCTACATGATAAACGTGATAATGACGCATTAGTCGTCTGCCCTAAGAAAGTAGTCAGGAAGTGGCAAAATGAGCTTAAAAAGTGGCAAACTAAGGCTACAGTCGTCTCAAAAGAGAACTATAAGAATTTGCCACTAAAAGAATGGTCTGCGAGGGTTATAGATGAGGCCGATGAATTTGGAAGTGCTTTGTTTATAAAAGGTACATCTGCTTTATCGAAAAAACTTTATGAACAAGTTAAAACATATCCTGATACCCCAACATTACTTCTCACAGCCACACCTGTTAGATCCACACCATACAATCTCCATTCCTTACTTTGCTACATGAATAAATACATCGACTGGAAATTATGGAGACAAACATTCTTTGATTTAAAATATCCAAGTGAATTAAGATATTTAACAAGACCCTCATATATACCAAAATCGGACTGGAGGGAAAAAATACAGATACAACTAAAAAAATATGCCGATATAGTTAATCTCAGAGATATTACTGATTTACCACCACTTATAGAGGAAAAAATACTTGTTAAAACCCCTAAGTATGCAAAGTTGCCAGAAGCTACAGTATTTTATGATGAACACAGATGGGAGCAGCAGAATAAAATAAAAGAAATATTAGAAATAGGAAAAGAATATTCTAAAATTATTGTAGTGGCTTATTATGTTGAACAGGTAGAATTACTACGAAAGGAACTAAGTAAAGACAGAAAAACCTTTGTTATATATGGAAAGGTAAAAGACCAGGAGTTAATAGCGGAGGAAGCTAATAAATTTGAAGGAGAATGTTTTTTTATAATACAAGCGTCTTGTGGATCGGCCTTCGATGCAGATAATTTCTCATGTATGATATATGCTTCGATGAGTTATGCAGTAAGAGATTTCGTGCAGATGAATTTTAGAGTTAGGAGAATACATAATTTGCACCCTGTTATGAGGTATTATTTAGTGGCCGGCAGGTGTGATAAAGCAATTCTAGCCAATGTCGAAGCTGGAAAATCATTTGTACCATCAGAATGGAAAAAATAACGCTCCCAGACTTACCAAAACAAAACAGAAACAAAGAAGCGAAATTTGGCCTCCGCTTCCGGGAATATATTAAGTATAACAAATGTTTAGCTGGTTCTTATGAATTAAAAGACAGTAGAGGGAAATCGTCAATTTCTTTTTCAGAAGTAACCCAAGAACAGATTGACTCAGCTTTAATGTGTAATTCAGATAAAGGTCAATTAATCAGAATAATACAAGGCACAGCCGGAGCGCCAGATTATGCTTTCTTTAGGAACTCTCCTGCATATATTGTAATTAAATATCCTCATAACTTCTCCATCATCTCCATCGGCACCTTCCTCCTAGAAAAATCCCGCTCCAAACGCAAATCATTGACTGCCGACAGGGCAGAGGCCATTAGTATAAAAACTATTAAACTAAAATAAAACCACCTGAACTAATCAGATGGTTTTTGTTGTCCTCCTCCTGTCTTTGTCGTGGGAGGAATGAATATTACTTTATTTTTTGATTTCATTTTTTATAATTTGATAATTATTACTCAACATCATCACATATTTATAAATTGGCAATCCTTCTTTTTCGGCTCTCTTTTTTACAACTTTATGCCAGTCTTTTGGAATCCATATCGCTGTCATTGACTTTTCATCAATCTGTTTTGTCAATATTTCTTTTAAATCTTTATTCATAATAATTTTTTATTTCTAATTTACGACTTTTATTGTAAGGTGTTCAAGTCAGAATCTTTCGTGTAAGCGAGCTTCGGATAAACCCAACTTTCTTATCGGTTGATTCTGACCCTATCCCTTAACTGATTACAGTATAATACTTAATATAATATTTGCAACAACAAAACTGTGGACAACTTTACCCTTATTTATCAATATAAAAACCCCCAACTTTGTAAGTCAGGGGCTTATTCTATAAAACCTGTTGTCAGATTATAAGTGATTTTTCTATTCTTTTTTTCAAGAATAAGGTAATCACCAAACCAGTCTATCAATTCCCAACCATTCTCGTTGATTTATGCAACGGACTATTGTACACTATACATATTGACCCAAAAGTCATTCGGGTTAGTGCTTCTCCGTTATGTAAGCCACTATAGTTAGAAGTTCAACAAAAGGGATTTACTCTTGAGCAAAGTAAGTCCTTTTGCTTTGTCAATAAAAAAAGAGCCAAGTCCAAGTATTAAAAAATGCTCTTGCAGTGGCTCTAATTTTACTTCTTGCGAAGTGAAACATTATTTACGCTAAACCCAGTCACGAAACCAAGTAGGCGTAAAAATTGATTATTTTCTAATTCCTAACACATTTATATCTTTTTTGCTAAATCTCCTCACAGCTATCCACAATGCAATACCACCACTTATAATTCCTGCTATTGCATCACTAGCTATTTCAATACCAAATGCTTTTAAAATTCCTACAACCATCAAAACAATAGCACCAACATATTCATTGCTAAATTGATTCATTTTCTTATTTTATTAAAACTAATAATACTTATTATACCAAATTCTTAATTTGAAAATCAACTCCGACTCCCAGTTGATCTGCTACAAATTCTGCGTATAAATCAGGGCGATTCTTGTCTGAATAAGGTGCATACTTCTGAAAAAATTGTAGTAGTGTATCTGTCGGAAAGTAAACTGTTGATTTTCCTGTTGCTGCATTAGTTATTTTATTTGAAAGAGCCATAAAACCATCCTTGTAGGTGGCAAATCTAGCGAATCCAGCACTGTCTTGACCATTTGCGAGTAACATACCACTTCTCCACTTTAAGTTTCCAGGGTTATTATTACGAAAACTTCTTGATCCTTCATAAAAACCCTCGTATTTTTGTATTGCAAGACACATAAAAGCTACTTTTACTTTTTTTATTTCTTCTTTAGTAACCTGTACTGGTGCTGGTTGTACATTGGTTGTTGTAACCTCTTTATTCAAAAGACTCATCACCCAATTCCAAAACTTATGAAACATTGTAACTTGGTCTTCTATAATCAATTTTCTTATAGTATAAATTTTAGCCATAGTTATTTTAGACTTTTTGCTGTATTTCTTTATAATATTATCGTAACTGTCATATATAGACCAATAATCTTTATCTATTCCATTTAAAATTACACAATAGTGATTTTCTGCCCATTGTTGAGTATGTCCACCATTCTCATTAGGCACACTCCAAGCTGAAACAGAAGCACCAACTGGACTTCTTTTTAAGGCCTGAATTATAAGATTATTCTGTTCTTCTACTGTTTGCGAAGTTCCTATTGGATATACCCATTCATTGCCGATTGAATACATTTTTAAGAACTCCTTAGCCTTTTTAAGCATTGCTGGGGTCATAGGATTTGGTGAGTAGTATTTATCTGCACTGTCAATGTCATCTGAGAATGGAAGTTCTATCTCATCAATAAGACCAATTTTGCGTATTGTTTCTGCTACATTGTGCGGAGAATCACCATTCCTACTAGCTCCTGAAACTATACACAAGAATCTATCAGAGAAGTTTTTATTTTCTCTAAGTACAAATGAAAATAATATTTCAAGTGCATTTAGCGTGCCAAATCTTGCACATCCGAAGGTATCAAATGTTTGTCTATTTTGTAATTCAGGTAATGGTGCAAAAGGACTCCAATCACCTGATGGAAGCATCTCTTTAGTACCCAAAAATCCACCACCTAGAAAGTAGTGTTCAGGATTAAATTCATCCATAAGAAGTCCATAATTTTTTTCCATATATTTACTTTAAAATTTTTAATATTTCTTTTATATCCTTACTGGCTGTGTCTTGTGCTTCTTTTATACTTAAATATTGCGTTTCAAGTGTTGTCGCCCTATTTCCCAGTTCCACAATATCTGTCTTTGCTATCTTCATATCATCTGATTGTGAGGAAGTTGTACTTACATAAATATAGGTAACAAGCGAAATTATGATACTTACTCCTGTCGTTATATAAACTGGTATGTTTCCTTGTGATTTCATAATTAGTTGCAACTAGTTGATGTTGAATAAAGTGGTGTAATACTATTTGAAGCAAACGAAGTAATAGTAAAGTTACTACCATTCCATTGACAAAGTTTTCCTTGTTTTGTTGAACCATAAGCACTTCCTATCTGCAAGAATGAATCAATAGTTGATGAAGCATTTACTATTGTAAGAAGTGAACTTGGGGTTGAAGTTCCAATCCCCACATTCCCCCCATTAAAGATTACCTTTCCAGTCGCTGTTTCAATCGCTCGATAATCTGCGGCAGCGGTTATTGTTGGATTGATATATAAACCACGAGTAATTCCGTTTGCTGTGCCAGTTTGATTGATGGTAGGAGCCAACTTTATTACATTAAACACGCCGTTTCCGCTTGATGGATTGAATGTAAGGGAAGAAGGATGTGAAAGCAATCCGCCTTCACTCGCGGTAAATTGCATAGGATCGTTACCTGAAGTTCCCATTAAAATGTTATAACTGCCATTGCCGTATGCATATCCACCATTTAATGTGAGAGGAGATCCGCCATCTGTTTGGGCCAAACCATAAAGGTTAAGTTTTACCGCACCGGCCATCAATGTTCCATTAGTTTTTATAATCCCCGCCGCACTTCTGTATAAATTCGCAGTGGCATCAAAACTAATTCCATAAGGAGCGGTAGTTTGAGTGCCATCGCCAACAGTCAATAAAGATATTGGCGTAGTTATTCCAATTCCAACATTCCCCCCGCTTGGATTTATCAAAACATAACCTTTCGTCGCATTGGAAGTTGAATTTAAAGTAAGATTACCGCTTGCTGTGGAACTGCCGAAAAGAGTGTAACCAGCGGCGTCAATATTACTTGCCCAGGGAGTTTGTGAACCACCACCTGCAGTTGCCCAATCAAACCCTGTCGCAGAAGTTGATGAAGCTCTGAGGAATGTTCCCGCTGTTCCTGTTGCAACACTCCCTACTGTTGTTGGTGAAGTCCAATATGTTAAATATCCAGTTGTTCCGCCTGAGAGCGAACCACTTGGAGTTGTTGTTGCAATAACATTACCAACAGCATTAACTGCAAGAAATGTGTTTGAAAGATTTGTAATTGTAAGTCCTTGAGTTGTGGAGGTTCCAATAACTGAAAGGGCTGTTGTTGGTGATATCGTCCCGATTCCAACTTTTCCAGTAGAAGTTATCCTCATTTTTTCTGTTGCAGTACTTCCTGCTAGGGGACGGGTATAAAATGCAAGATATCCGCCGTAATGGTCATCAACAATATCTTCTTTCAATCCTGCTATATGTGCCCATGTAGTAGCCTCGTTTAATAAGTTATAAATTCCACCAAATGAAATCTTACCCCCCACATTTGCTGTTACAGAATTAGTGGAGTAAAGAACTATCGTGCCTTGATCAGAAGATGGAGAGGGTGTGGATACCTCAATTCCCATACCACCGGTGTGGGAACCTGAGGGAGAACCAACTGTCAATTTACTAACTGGATTCGTTGTTCCAATCCCGACATTTCCATTACTTGCAATTGTAAACAATCTTGCGTTTGATGATGAAGAAACTCCGAAAATATCTGATGTTCCTGCTGTTCCGTAAATATCTAGTTTTGCGGAAGGGGTGGTGGTGCCAATTCCTACATTACCTCCATTATAATAAACTGCTGTTCCATTTGTTGTCCATTGAGATGAGCTTGCTATTATTGCAAATGTAGAACTTGCATAAGTATGAGTTGGATAATTTATAAGATTTGAAACTGAATTTGTAATGTAATTTGAAGGATTTGAAGCTAAATAATAAGTTGAAGAAGCGTAAGTGAATGTTGGATAATTGTTTGTAAGTGTAGAAGTAGAAACATAATTTGTGGCAGCTGAAGTGGTGGATAGTTTTGTATCTAATGCGTTTTGCAGGTCAGTTTGACTTGAAAGTGTGCCAGTAATAGCACCCCAAACCGCATTCCCCCCAGAACTACTTGCAAGAGCCCAATCATAACCAAAAAGAGCAGATGTAGATGCTCTTAAAAAGAAACCATTTGTTCCTGTCGCAAGTGAAGTAAGTCCATTTGTGGAATTAAATATTGCAAGCTGATTTATAATTCCTGTTCCTGTGATTGGATTTGTGAGTATTGTTTGGAATGTAGATGAAGCATAAGTATAATTAGGATAGTTAGTTAAAGCGTTTGTTGTACTTGTAATGTAATTACTAGGATTACTTGCTAAATAAAATGTTGTTGAGGCTGTTATCGCTGTATCAGTTAATCCAAGTGATGTTCTTCCTGTTGTCGCTACTAGTCCGGTTGCTCCTCCATCCCATTGTAGTCTTTGAGTGTAAGCAGAATCCCAGTTGGCAGAGTTGTTAGTAATAGATGTTCCCCAAGCTGATCCTGTACTCAAAGGTATTCCTGATCCTGGGTATACCATTGAAGTGGTTGATGTAGAAATAACATTTCCAGCCGAATCAACTGCAAGAAGTGAACTTGCAAGATTATTTATTTTTAGGCCGTTTGTTGTGGTTGTTCCATTAACTTGAAGAAGTCCAAAGCCGTTGTTTGTTGTAGTTCCTATAAGTAATTCGCCATCACTAAGTAATCTCATTTTTTCTGAGAAAGTAATAACTCCAGCACTAAATAATAATGCAGATAGTGATCCTGCGGTTATTGTTCTTCCTTCAATACTTCCTACTGCAATAGGACTTCCATTGAATATATTAGTAAAATTTAATCGACTTCCATTTGCATCTCCATAAGTTGCTTTGTTACTTATATCAAAAATTGATGCAGTTCCACCTGTAGAAGAACCAGTTATTGTAAATAAATTTGTTGAAGAAGAATAAGTTAAACCTGCATCAGCTCCAAAAACTCCACCATTATTCCATTGAACTTGATTACTTGAACCTCCAGGTGTTCCACCTGTTCCACCTGAAACAATCCCAAGAGAAGAAGTTGATACCCATGTAGATGTAGCACCATTTGTTTGTAGAACATAACCATTAGTTGCAGTTGTTCCTACTTGTCCTGAAGTAAAAACTGAAGCAGCAAAAACTAATAATGGTGTTGCGAGTATTCCTATTAAAATTGATAATATTTTTTTCATATTTATATATTAAGATCTTACATAAGTTGCGTCAAATACTGTTCCGTCAACTGGTGTAAATAAAAGCGATACGACTTTACCGCTTACTGTATAATCTACATTCATTGCTAACATCTGTCCTTGATATCTAAATAAATGAGCTGTTCCACCTGCTGAAATATTATTTGATAAAGTAATTGATGATGTTACTGCTGTTAAATTAAATTGTTGGTGAACCCATTTTCCCATTCCGCCACCTGATTGAGTTGAACCCCCACCTCTAGCTTCTCTGAAAGCTACAATCATTTTATCAAGTTCTGTTTTAAGTCCTTTTATTTTTGATAATGGAATAAGTTCTTTTGAAGATATAACTTTTTCTACAACTTCATTAGGTTTGTCTTTTACTTCTCCTATTTGTCCGACAACTTCCACTATAATTTTATCGTAATTTATTTCAGGAGAATAACCATCTTTGCCATTTTTTCCGTCTTTTCCATCAAAATAATCAGATCCTTTACGGGGAGTGTGTCCATCAGTATAGTCAACTCCTTTTCTTGGTGTGTAACCATCCTTTCCATTTACTATTTGTGTCTTTATATAATCTTGGGCTATTTTTTCAACTTCTTTCTTTGCAGATTCAGTCCATTTAATCAAATTATCCTTAATTTTAGCCATTTCTTCATCAACAACACCACCTTTTTCAGATATTAACTTTTTAAGCATATCTTCAATAATGAAAGTTATGCTTTCTATGTCTGTTTTTCCTCTATTCTGTTTTAGTATTTCTTTTATGTTCATGTTGTTTATATTATACTATAATTTTTTTATAATGTCTGGGGACTTTTCTTTTTTCTTTTCTTTGTCTACTTTCTTTTGTTTTATTCTTTATTTTATTTCTAGTAAATCTTACTTGCTTTTGATTGCTGTTAGTTGTACTGTATAGGTATGATTATTTTTTGGATTATTGTATCTATCTTTGTTTTCTTTTTGTATATGTTTATTGTTCCTACAAAACCAACGGAATAACTATTTATATATATCTAAAGCATCTTGAAGGATTTTTACATCAACGGAGTTAAGCAATCTTCCTGATGTCTGTAGTAGTTTTCCTATTACAATTCTAACTTCGGGTTTCATTATCAATTTACCTGCTTTATAAACTACAAGACCAACACCTCCCAACACAGCAACTGTTGGAGCAAATGTTGCTGCTGCACCGAGACCTCCAATACCTACTGTCGCTGCAATACCTTGAACGATTTTACTCTTAGTTCCAAGAACTTTACCGACATTATCTAATGTTCTTAGAAGTGGGGCATTAGCTTCTTGTGCTGCTTTTGGCGCTATATTATCCATAGCTCTATAAAGAGATGATTGTCTTTGTAGTGATTTCTTTACTTCTACATTTATTACTTTTTCATCCAAAATTGTATTCAATTCACTTCTGATAGCGTTGTTTGCAATAGTAAAAGCATTCTCAGATTTAGCGTCAAATGCTTTTGGTTTTTGTGTTAAAACCCAAGAATCATATTCTTTACGAGCTTTTAATAAACCAGAACCTTTTCCTTCGTTTGCCTGAACGAATTTTTTAGCACCATTTATAAGTTTTTGTGCTGTTATTTCGGCATCTCCAGTTATAAGAGGACTTTCTTTAGATAAAGTCTTTGCCATACTATTTAGTTTAGCAATAGTTTCCTGTTTGGGAATAATAAAATCGTTTTTGATAATATCTGACTCTAGTTTTTTAGCTTGACCTACATTATAATCCCTAACAATATTAAAGTTCTTTTGAAATGTATTGCTTTTAGATATTCCTGGAATTAGTGCAACTTGTTTAGCTGATTCTGCTTCTAATTTAGTTGGTGCAACGATGTCCTTTTTGAAAAATGCACCAGATTCTGTTGTCCTTTTAACTTGTTCCAATTTAACTGCTGCTGTTTCAATAGGCTTTACTAAATCCTGTGCGAATTTGTTTTTGGTGATGTCTGCCGATTTAACACCTGATTTTTCAAGTGCAATCCCTGTCTTTTCTAGTTTAGCACCAAGAGGTTTTTCTGTCTTCATACCTCCTAGCAAAACGGCAATATCAACAATGTTCTGTAAGTCTTTTGCAGATTCAGGATGTTTTATTGACAATTCGGTTGCTTTCTCAACGAGTGTATTAACACCAGGAATTTTCGATATACCAGTTCCTATTGCTTCTATGGCTGGTTTGATGACTGGTGCTTCTGTTATCGGTGCAAAAGTCGCCCCTGCTACTCCACCAACTGTTCTTAGTGCTGCTGTTTTTATTCCTTGTAAAACTTTTGGGACACCTGCTAATCCTCCTGTTTCCATTCCCTTTTGAATTTGCCCAGTGCCTTCCTCAATACCCGAAATGATATCCTGTCCTGCTTTCGTATAATATTGTGCAACACGAGTTACATAATTTGGTTGTTGGACAGCACCAATACCCAATCTTTCTGATAAAGATTTTGTTTGTGTAGTATTGACATTTGCTTGTCCAAGTCCCGCACTATCTAATTTTTGTATTTCTTCTGGTGTAAGCATATATTTTATTTATATTGTGGATATCTTTGTAAAAAATCAGCAGCATTAACTGGTCTTGCTAAAACCTCTTCCATCTTTTTAATTAAATCGTCTATTTCGGTTTCCTTTGTCGGATTTTTTGTTATAAAATTCTTTAAATTATCCTCAGCCGCTTTTTCTGTTTGGATTAGATCATTTGTTATACTTCCTGTGGCACTAGTATCACGAACAACTAAATCACCGGGAACACCATACTTAACCGCTTTTGATTCAAATTCTTTTACTACTGAATCCTGTTGTTTTTTAGCACCTTCAAATAATTTATTCGCTCTATCAACAAAATCTTTTCTTTGTACTTCAGTAAGTCTTTCTCCACTTACTATTTTATTATATTTTGCACCAACAATACTGAACGCACTACCAGCATTTTGAGCATTGGCAAATTCACCCTCTCTAACTGTTGAACCGGGGTCAAGAACTTTCATGTAGTTAAATATTAAAGCTAAATCTCCTGCTGCTGAAGGGTCGGTCGCAGATGAAACTATCCTGTTGTATGCCTCCCTTTGTTGATAATAATCTTTTGAACGAGCTTCGTAATCATCGGATAGTTTGAGTGCTGTATTTGTCAAAGCTGATGTAAGACCTGCAGCATTTGCAGCTTGTTGTATTTTTATTTTTCTATTTGCATCTGCGTTTTGATATTCATTAAAATCTAGTGGTACTTGGCCAGCAGATTCTGTTTGAGCCTTATAATAGTTATATTCTCCTATCATACCAGTTCCTCCAAGTCCAAAAGAGCCAGCTTCTTTATATGCTTTATTCATATCACCTCCTGATGATAGAATTTTTGATATTATTTTTGGTGATGCACCGTTTGAACGAGCTGTTTTTACTAAGTCATCAAGCCCTGCTGGAATTATATCTTTTAATGTAGAAGCAATTTTTGAAATTGATGTTGAAATGCCTTTACCTTTAAGAGTTTTGAGAATAGAAGCTATATCAGTAGTTCCAGTTGCATACAAGTTTGCTATTTCATTATCAGTTTTTGTTTCCTCACCCTTCTTTATACTATCCGCCAATAAAGTGTTTATCTTGTCTAACTCTTTGCTTTTTGTTTCTCTTATATTTTGTATAGCAGTTACTTTTTTAGAGTAAGTATCCCATTTTTTACTTTCAAATGCTTCTCTAGCTGACGAAATCGTCTCGGCTTCTTGTCTATTTATTTCAGACATTCTAGCAGTGGCTTGTGTAAGTTCTTCTCCCTCTATTCCTAACTGGACCCCACCAGCATATTGGGTAGTGCCTGTTCTTAATCCTAGAGATGAAAGAGCTGTAGCACGACCAGCATTTGCTTTTTCTGTAGCTACTCTTAAATTTGCAAATTGTCCTTGTATGCTTTTTACTTTTGAGGCATAAGCTGGGTCTGTATCTACATTGTAATTAGTAAACTCCGTTGTAAGTCCTTCTATTTGAGAATCAAGATTACTTACAGCAGTTTGTGCTGCACTTTTATAATTAGTGTTAAATTCTGTTTTGCTTTGAACATATTTATTGTCCTGTAAAAACTTTTGATTTGTTGGGTCATTATATTGAGTTTGAGTAAATTCAACTTCTTGCCCATCTGCATTAGTAAAATATGCTTTTGGTTCAACTTTTGGCGTTGGTTTTTCCGTTGGTGTGGGAGCAACATATCCTGGTGCTGTTGTTGGTGATATCGTATTTAATGTTTTTAAGTCTTTCCCTACTGTGTCCGCTGCATTTTCAGTTGATAGAAAAGATACTGGTTTGTATACAGGATTTTGTGTAGCCGAATAGGAAGTTTTCCCAGTTATTGGGTCGTATTCGGAACCGTATAGCGTTGGTGCATTTTTTATTGTTTCTTCCATATATTTTATTTATAAAAATAAAGTGTTGCATTTACCACACCCCCTATTGTAGTTGTTGCTGTAGATGTTGACCATGTCCCTGACATATTCCAATATGTAACAGCTGATAATAATTGAAGTGGTATAGAAATTATCGCAGTGTTCTTGTCTTTTGTGAGGATAAATTCTCCATAAGTACTAGCATAACTAGCATTTGTATCTCCTTTTACTAAAATAAACCTTGTAGTTGCTGGAACAGCAACATTTGTGAATGTTGATGTAGAAGATATAAATTCCCATGTTGCTAAACTATCTACATAAGATTTTGAAGTTGCATCTGTTGTGGCTACTGGGGTTGTAGTAGCGGTTATTTGACCAGTTGTAGTATATCTAACTAATCTTGAAGATGAAGCTACTGTTGAGGTTGCATCCAGTTCAGTTAAATATCTATTTGTAGAAGCTACTGGTGTTCCAAATGAACCAAGCATTGCTGCAACTTGTCCTGCTGTTACTGTCGCAAGCGATACTGGAGAAACTCTAGTATCGTTATCTCCTACAACTACTGGGTTTGTACTAGAAGCCGCCGCCGTTGATAGTTTTGCTACACCTTTTACAGTTGTCGCTGCATCTGCTGATCCAGCGAGAGCTACTGCATTTACATATCCGATAGAAGCGGCATTTGTTGTTGAAGCCGATATTACTGTGGGAACTATTGGCGAAGTACTGAATGTGTATTGTCCTGTTATTGTTCCAGTATTGTCTGCTGCTAAAAATTGATTATAAAATTGTGGAGGATTTGAGAATACTACTGATGTTCCTCCAGCGTGTGGAAATTGATATGTTGAACTTGCTGTGTATGGCGAGATAGGTAAAAGACCACGAGAACATCCTGAAAGAGTAGCTGAATTGTTTGCGTTTTGAGTTACTGTCGTACAAGATACTATTTCTTGATGTGCTTTTCCTGATTCAAGTGTGATATAAAAAGTTGTAGATAAATCAGCATCTAGTATTTTATAACCTGTTTGTGGAAGTGTCAAAGATGTGAGAGTAATTGATGTTGCACTGCCTGATATTCCTGAACCTGCAATAGAATATGTTTGTCCTGCGATTGGTAAAGTAGATCCGAGCTGTAAAGGTTGCAGTGAATTAGGAACTGTATATCCTGCGATTGTAAGCAAGCCGACAAGTCCTGCTACTGCCCATTTTGCTACTGCTATTTTTATTGTTGTTAAAAATTCAATCATATATTTGTTTATATTATACTACTAATTACTTTTTTATTAAAGTATTTTTACGAGGAGACATTTTTACATTTCCTCCATGACTAATAATTGACCAAAAACGATCCTCTGCATTCGTAGAAAACTCTGCTTGCAACATTGTAAAATCCTCTTTTGGTATTTCAAAGACTACTTGAAATTTGTTTGCATCAGTTGGAATAGCGAGCGAACCTCCTAAAGGTTGTTGAGAGAGTGAATTTTGTCCAAGAGAAGCGTTTATTGCTATTCCTTGTAATATGTCTGCATCTTGCCCATCAATAATCTTTTCTATCGTCTGTACATTACCTTCAAAGCCATATCTAAGAGTTAAGAGCAAATCACTAACATTCGTAGTTAATTCTCCATCAACATAATATTCATCAAAATTCTTTAGTGCTGTTCTGTCTCCAAAAGTTCTATATGCGAATCTTGCTACTGCATTATATGGAAGTTTCTCATCATCTGAACTAATATCGGAGTATGTTTCATTATCAAAAATTTTGTATGTTTCTCCTACACTGTTTGAATGTCCATGAATCCAATCATCTATTATAGAAAATGCTCTAGTTGGAAGTATTTGAGGCGGTTGCCAGAATCTCCTTGTCTTTCCGTCTGCATCTTGCACAAATTCAAGTATATAAACTCTTGAACTTGCTGGAGCTGAAAGATAATAAGCATTTTTCCAAAACATAGCACAAGCATTTGTCCAGTCTTCATTATCAAAATCTGGTTTAATTGGGTTAGAGTATGTAGTTGGGTTTATACCTTGTAAGTTGTCTGGGTCTGAAATAACTCTTAATGCTGGCTCATTTGTAAGATACAATAAAGAATTTCCCATAGGAACTATAGTTTCTTGATTAAATGCTCCTTGTTCTATTCCTGAATCTAGTTTTTTAATATCAAGTGTTTCTGTAAGTGTTGTTCCGACTGTTATTTGATTATATCTAACTCTAAATATTCCACTTCTTCCTACGAAGCATATCAAGTTTTGACCTATTGAGCCGAAACCTTTTGAAGAATCATCTAAAGTAAGCAAAGCTCCCTCTCCTGTAAGTCTTGGTGTAGAAAAAGTAAAATCATAATAACTTGAATTTTTTGAAACATATACCTTCTCATCTAATTCTGAACCTAAAGCTATTTGATTTTGATGTGACCATATTGTATGGTTTTTTCTGTTTGCTATTGGAGCAGTTGTGCGAACTACTACCTTTTGCACTAAAATATCCCCAGCAATAAGTCCTGTGGTTGCTGATATGCCTGTCAATGTAGTTGTTCCTGTTCCTCCTGTATAAGTGTATTCAGTTCCTGTCCTTACACAAACAACTGTCATATTTCTAGTTGTATAAAATCTATTTTCTGCAAAAGTTGCCGTTCCTGTTTTGGTTATGGTTGTTGAAGCTATTGAATCTACTACTGCGACTGCTCCACTCCACTCATATAAGCTAGCATCTCCATTTATAGTTATAAGCAAGTCAATATTTTCTGTGGCATCAAACCATTTAGCTGAACGCTGTACTATATCATCATCAAAAGAGCCTTTAACCAATTTCCAGTCGTCTATTACAGTTCCATCTAAAGTTCCTAGATATACTTGCATATCATCATCTACAAATCTGATAGGTAGTTGAAGTTCAGTTGATGTGTGCCAAGTAAAACCATTTCTTACGGGAGTAAGTAGTGCATTTGCAGAACCCAAGCGAGAATAGCCAGGTCTACTTCTTACCTTTCTGTTTCTATCAATAATAACATTTTGAGAACCAGCGGAAAGATAGTCAGGTCTAGTATTTGTAACTTCCTCATTTGTTATGTAGGCAAGTGTCTCTTGAATTATTTGATATTTTTCCATTTTTTTATATAATTATCGCTGAAAACGGGGCAAACCTGCGTAACTTCTCACTTTCTTGATACTCTCATCTCCGTGTTCTCCTCTATAAGATTGATACAAGCCTTGTAATTCCTTTTCTGCAAAAGTAATATCAAATGCTGAATCTGTACCCTCTAGTTGGTGTGCTATGGCCTTTAAAAGTTCAAGTAAAAATATTTGAATTGAATCATTATCACAAACAACCACATCATCATCTGAAGTTGGTTTGGTTATATATGTTCCTGAAGTATTTTTGAATAAAAACTTTGAATAATATTTTATGTCAAATGGATAACCTATTGAAAACTGAACATTGTCAATTCTTGCAGTTATTGAAGTTGATGCTGATAGCTGAAAAGTGAATTTTAGTGAATCTATACTAGCTGGTAGCACTGTTCCTGTTTCGGTAGCCGTTTCCCACGATGCTTTTATCAAGTTCCAACCTACTTTAAAAGCCGTTCCGTCTGTTTGTGCCGTTTGTGCTGTTCCAGTCCAGTAGTTAGCAGTCAAATCATTACCCCACATAGGCGTAATTGACGTCAAATTGGCGACAGTGCTTAGATAAACAGGGAATATGATGTCTGCCAACTCATCCTCGTTTGTGAGGTCTATCGCCGTCATATCAGTTATCTGTATTCCATCTCCATTTGCAGATATATCAAACCTTACAGAACCATTACCTGAATATTTTATTATTGTATCTGTTTTAACATTACTTGCTGTTCCTACGATTACCCAAGTTCCATTATCATTATAAGCGTTCATAGCATGAACCGTCTTTGGAGAGCGGATTTTCCAAGATATTCTTAATTTCTTGCTTCCTTCACTACCTTCAATAGAAATCCTTTTACAAGAAAGCATCTTTTTCAAATCAAAACTTTTAGCCGATACTCTCCTTGATGTGTCAAAGCTATCTCTTTCTGATTCAGGGTATAAGTCAATTATTGAGTAATAATCTGAAGGTAAAGCATAGTCAAATAAATTGTCGTGGACTGTTTGTGAAAGCGAAGCTACACGAATTGATTCAAGAAGTTTAATTTTAGAGATAACATTATTAGCCGCTCTTTCACAAGCTTCTTCAAAGGCACGCACTTTGTTGAGCGAGCCACCATGTAAAAGTGGAATCATATTGTTCTTGACTTCTTGAATTGTGTAACTCATTTTAGTTATTTGTTAATTGTCTTTTTTGGAATAAATTCAGCATAAACTGATGATGTCGTAGCACTTGTATTGCTGAATGTTGCTCTTACGTATCTTGTTGGTGTTACGATGTCGTACAATGACTTAACTACAGTCGTTACTGAGTTTGTAATTGATAGAGATGTTGTAGCTATTGTATCTGGGTCAAAAACTGGTGTATACCAGTCTACTCCGTCGTTTGAATAAGCGATTGCTACTGTTAAGTTGTTCGCTGTTGATGATGCCGTTGAGTATTGAATTGCTAGTACCGCTGAATCCATCGGTGTTGCATCATAATTACTTGAATCTAAATTGTACGCATCACAGACAAGTGTTACTGATGGTGCAGTTGAAGATGCTATTGTTGATACCGAACTTGTTGCTGTTGCTGATTTACAAGTTGAATGCCTTGAAAGTGTTTGCATTCCTAGTTTTTGACTTACGTTTGTTGAGGATAATAGTAAAGCAATCAATGCTATTCCTATTATTCCTATTATTAAATGTTTTAATTTCATTGTTTTAATTATTAAACTTATAAATGTCTTAGATTTGTCTTAGACCCAGCCTTATCCCCAAAGGTCATTTAGGGATAAAGTGGATCTGAGACTATTGAACTGTCTGACAAGCTGCTGGTTTTGTAGTTGATGCTGTCAATGTTGCTCCACTAGCTATTATATATACTGGTGATGCACTATTACCGCTATCTCCCAAAATCAAACATCCTGCTTTTGATGCAGCTCCTACTTGTACAGTAGATGATGCTGCGTTTCCAAACTTTCCAAAACCTGATGCTGTTACTGCTGCCAAAGTTGACGCTCCATTTACAGTCAAAGTCGTCCCTCTTACCTCCCCAGCTATTGGGGAAGTGCCATCAGCACTTATTCCATTAGGCATTCTAGTACCAGATGATCCTAAATCTAACGATTGGCTTGATTTACCACCAACCGCCATTCCAACGAGGAAAGCTAGCACAAGTGCTGCTACCCCGATTGATATATTTTTTATATTCATATATTTTTTGGTTGGTTAAGGTGATAAATTAAACTGTTCCGTTAGAAGCTGCATATCCACACCATGATTCTGGGAAATGAGATTCTAAGAATCTACCTCTATATGCCCACTTATCATTTTTACTCTTTGTTGGATCAATCAAATCCATTGACAATCCTTCAAATACTTTTCTATTTATCATGTGTTCTCCTGAAACAATGTGATATGAAGTATTTGCGTTTGTTGCTGAATTTTGACCTGAGTTAAGATAAGCAGATGATGCAACTCTCACTGTTCCGTAATCAGTATCAAAAATGTTTATTTGATTTTCTCCTGAAAATGGTACTAATTGTGAGTTCATTGTCTCTTTTGCTGTCTTATAAAGTATTGAAGGCACTACTAGCCCTTCAAATACATAAGAACCTAACTCTCCGTCTTGAGCAAGCATATCTTGCAAACTTTGAACCAAAGTCCAAAGATTATCTGCATTCAATACTCCTGTTTCCAAATTATCTACTGTAAATCCTTTCAAAGTTACGTGAGATGAACTTGCCAAAGGTTGTCCGTCTGGTGTTGTATTGATAGAACCTGCAAAAGCATCTCCGTATGTATTAAGAATTGCTTTTTTATCTTGCGTTGTTCTAGCTCTCAAACCAATCTGACTTCCTATTCTTGCTCTCTTTCCTACTGCATCGGCTTTAAATGCCTCTGCTGATACTTCTACTTGTTTTGTCCACTTTTGAACTTTCTTGTTTTTTGTATTTCCAAGAAAAGTGTCGTAGTCGTTTATGTCTTCTAATTCTGCGGTCTCTTCAAATGCTCCTACATTGGAATCTTCATCCCATGAGTAAGAAAGCAAATCTGTAGTTGACTGCTTGAAGAAAAAACTATCCTGTGCGGACAAAAATCCCGGCTGTGCTTTTGCACCATAGACTTCCCATGCAACACCATCGATAGCTGTTTCACCATTTTGTTACTTAGTATTTTTTAAACTTGATTTTGTCTTATTATGACAAATTAAACATAGTGTTCTGTTATTTATGGAATCCCATAATTCAATACATAATTTTGCTTCTTGTAATGATTTTATATTATTTTCTTTCATTATTGTTGCAAATCTTTTTGGATAGTGGTCTACTTCTAAATCTCCACCTCTTTTTTTGCAAATCTGACAGGTGTAATTGTCTCTAATCATTATGTCTTTTCTCCATTGATTATACTTTCCACATCTTCTTATTTGCATATTTAGAGTACCGATTCCTCCCTTCCAATTCCAATTATTTTTACCTTGTAATTGAGGACAATCTTTTCCTTTATTCCATGCTTGTATTCCTTTTCTTCCACGAAAAGATATTATTCCACTTTCTTTTAAGATAGTCCTAATAGTTCGTTTATCTGCTTTATATTTTCTAACTAACCACATTATCGCATCCCCATTATTGTAATCTTTGAGTATTTCATTAGCTTTATTCCAAGCTAAAGAAGTTCTCATTTTCTTTTTTTGTTCTTGCGATTTCTTTATTCTTGGTATCGCAAACATCTCTTTACAATGTGGGCATATAATCATATGTGTTAATTATACCCTGTTGCTATGTTTTTATCAAGTTTTCAAAGTGCTATGGATAAGACATTTCTGCTTATCTCTACCATTTCATTTAGTTATAGTGGTAGTTCGGACTATTGCTCGTCCCTATTTCTAGGGTCTTTCTCACTTAGTCTCTCAGCGTGCAATTTTATTTGCTTCGCCCTCGTTATCCTCGTTGAGGAACTCCGAGTCAATCAGAGAAAGTTTTTTATTACCCACATTACTGTGGGAACGCACATGAAGTTTATGCGTCTGGTGAAAGTTGATACGAATGTCCCATATTTTTTATATAGAATTTTTATTTATTCAAATCCTATTCTAATAAAACTAATAAAACTAATAAAATTAAGAAACGTCTGATCTATATGCTTGTGCAGCTACAACTACGTCAAGAGTTCCAAGTGCAGTGTTTCCACCAACAACTTCAAGTCCTGATGTATCTGCTGTTGCATCAGATATAATCTTATACAATTCTCCGCCATCAGTACCACCTGTTGAATTGTAATCAATGAGTGTAAAGTCACCAATTACTCCTGCAAGTTCTGATGCGGTATCAATCTCTGTCTTTGTCAAAGCTAATGCTCTGATTCTTCCAATATAAGGAACTGGATTTGCTGTGTTCAAGTACTGTGCTAAGACAGTGCCTGCTGCTGCAAGTTTTGCTTTTCCAGTGGCTATACCTCTGAAAAGATGCGTTCCTATAACTGGTGTATCTGCAGCGGCCAATACCGAAGTGTTAACTGATGCTTCTCCAGCTGATGATGTGCTTCCTACTGTGTGTAGTGGCTCACCAACTTCTATGGCCGTGCCTCCTGCTACAAGGTATCTTGTAAAGCTGGCTGCTGGTCCAATGCAAATTAAATCTGCTCTCAAAGTTCGTATTGAATTGTTTTCGCATGTTTTCTAGAGTTACATGAACGACATAAAGGTTGTATATTTTCTATGTCATCCCTCCCTCCTTTTGAAAGCGGTATAATATGGTCTTCAGATAAAGTAATTTCTGGTTCAAACTTCTTACAACATAAGCATATAAAGTTATATCTTTCCTTTAAAGCTCTCCATTGTTCAAAAGTGTGCGAACCACCATTTCCTAATTTCATTACCCTTCTATTTTTATTTACAAAAAGTTTATATTCATATCCACCGATATAGTTATTTGGTCTTTTTCCTTTGTGTGCATCACTTTGTTTTTTTCTAGTTTCTGCTGTCGCTTTTTTATCAAAGTTCCAATGTTTTTCTCCTTTCATATTTTCACTCATCCTTTTTCTACACTCTAGAGAAACTACATGTCTTTTGCACCCTACGGAACAAAACTTTGCTATATCTTTTCTGTGATATTGAACCATAAACTCTAAGCTACATGTCGGACATATTTTCTTTATCTGAGAAAAGTTTTTTGCCTTACCTACATGAGTTAGAAAGTAATTTTTTGGATATTTCATCTTAACCACATTATACCACTTTCAATTCATACTTATCAATCCAATGATTATTAACGCAAAAACAACTCGTAGATTAACTACTTCGTCATTTTTGCAATTACGTAGATATGTCGTATAGACATACCGATTATTAAATGTAATCTTGATTATTTAACCCAACTCTTTTTATTCTTTGTGTCTTTATACAAAGTCTTTCCATTAGGAAGTTTCTTTGCATATAGTCTGAGTTTTGTATCAAACTTATACCCAGCTGAAAGTATTGCTGATTCATCGGCTTTTGAAAGTTTTGGAGCTGTGCCTCGTTGAGCATCTCTTTGAGTATCAGATCCGTCATTTGAACGGTTGTCTTTACTCATAGCGGCTCTTTTAAGCTCTGACATCCTAGACTTTGTTTTGCCCATGTTTACAATAGCTTTAGATTCTAAAAGTTGCTGTCTTAAAGAAACATCATCAGACCAGTTGCGATTTGCGTAAACCGCTTTGATAGCTTCTGATTCATCATCGGAGTCAGATATATCTTTTGATATATCATCTATGCGTTCAGCATAAATTACCTTCTGACTTGATCTTGAGTTAGCTTCCATGAGTTTAGCCAATTCCCTTTTAGTTATCGGCTTATCCTCATCATCTAAATCTTCGTCATCACCATCCTCATCTTTTGAATGTTTCTTTTTGAACTTATCGTGAGCGATTAGAGATTCGGCTACTTTCCTCTTCTTTTTTTCTGCTTCAGCGATAGCTTTATAATCAATTTCTTTAGAAGAACTATCTCCGTCATCTGACTCTTCCTCTGTTTCTTCTTCAGATTCAGTTGAATCTTCAGTGTCGTCAGCAGTTTTTTCTTCAGTGGTTTCCTCCTCTTCTTTTTCGAGTTCGGATTCTTCCTCCTTAGATTTCTCAACTACTTCTTTTGTTTTTTTAGACATTTGTCTTTGTCATCGGCTTTGATTTAAAACCGTTGAAACTATATTTTGTAAAGCCCTTTCGAGGGGGCGTCAGAGTTGTCCAGTCTGCCAACTGGAACCACTTATTCAGTGATTAGACCGGAGCTTATTGGGATTTCCCTAGTAAGCACCCGTCAAATCACTGACTGGTGTGATTAAACCTTTTTCGCACCCATTTTTTCTAACCTTTCCTGTATTGTTTCAATGTACAACTTCAATATCTTTCCTGAAAGTAAGTCTATGTCTGATTCTCCCTTATTTAACACTTTGCTTTGTGCGTGCCAAAGTAATTCATTTGAGAGTATCTTCCATAGGTTTGAATTAAGGAAAGCATGAGCTTCTAACTTAAGAGACTTTACCTGAGTATCTGCAAGCTCTTTACCCATGTGTATCCATTTTCCATTTTCTATTCTTAAAACATCATCTACTGTAACAGTATTTAAAACATCATTTATTAAAAACTTTGTAAATTTTTTAGCTATTATGTTTTGTTCTGCATTTGATAGATTCATTTTATAGATTCATGTTTTATTTCTTACCTTTCTTTGGCTTAACTTCTACTTCTTCTTCTTCTAATTGTTCTACTTTGGCTTTTAAGATTCTTGTTGCTTTAACATCTCCTGGCATTTCTTCTCCTGCTGGTACATCTACGAATTGACCGTTTACATTAAAAATAAAGATAACTTTTGGCTCTACTCTAGCTTTCTTATTAGCAAAGTCATAGAACGAACCCATTTTAACTTTATCACCGTTTTTTGTAATATATCCTCCTGTTTTGTCGTATTCTGCGAGTAAAGCACTGTCATCATAACCTCCTTTTGCATCTGAAACTACTTGTAAAGCTCTTGTAACCTTACTTGCATTTTCTAGTGTATATCCACCAACTATTTTTGCATCTTTTATTGCTTCTTTCATTATATTTTAAATATTATTTTAATAAATTACCGACCAAAAAATCTTCTATTGACCCAAACTTGGCACTGCTGCCTTTTTAATAACATCTTCTGCTATATTTGTTGCTTTTTGACCTTTCATTCCTCCTGTTGCATCAATTATACCCCCCACTTGTTGTTTTTGCAAAAGGTCGTCTTTATTATGTGTGTGTAATAAGTCTTTTACTAAACCTTCAGCTGAAACAAACGGATCTTGTCTTAGTGTTCTGTATAAGTCTTCCATTTCTGCTTTTAATGTATCTTGGTTTTTAGGGAACATTGTTTGTGGCTCGCAATATGCTAGATATTTAAAGCGGGCAAATACTTCAGGATTGATAAGATATAAATGTTTCTTGTGGTCTGGGTATCCTATTTCTTCAAGCATTTTCATTTCCTTTGAAGTCTTTTGCTCATCTGTCATTTCAGCCCCTAGAAGCGAGTCATCAAACTTCATAACCTTTGAAACTTCTTTACCTTTTACCATTTTCTTTGGCAAGACAAATGTTCTGTATCTTAATTTATCGCTATCTCCGCTTAATTCGTCAATTAAAGGCACTGTTAAGTGAGTAATGAATATATCAGCCATAAGCCCTCCAAATTGGACCATTGACATAGCAAGCGTTCTTCCTACACCTTGAAGCATTTGTTTAGCATTGGCGTTGGCTATAGCAATAGCTGTAGCTGTTTGTCCTACACTTGGGGCTTGTCCTGCACTTAAATCAGATATTGTTCCTTCCTCCATAGAAGCTTCAACTTTACCAATAGAAGCGAACATTGCTGAAAGGTTTGCTGTTGGAAGTATAGGAACGACTTTTGTTTCTTTATCTTTGAAAGAGTGTTGTGCTCCGGGAAATACTACATCTTCATCAAACTCATCTTGTCCTGTAATAGCGATAGGTGGATATAAATCAAGAAATCCTCTATTCATTGTCATTTCATATTGGGCATCAAGCAATTGATTATCCCAATAGTTTGCATTCATCATAGACTTATAAAAGTAAAAATGCTCATTTACTCTTTGATATCCGAAAGGTGTAATATTATATTTAGGGGCGTTTCTATTATCTCTATGCTTAATAGGATTAGCTTCAATATCACTATCTCCCATGTAAACACCTCCAACAAAAGGAACTTCTATGTCCTCTTTTCTATTTAGATAAATACATTCTTCTACGAGTGTGCTGTGGTCGTCATCTTTTACATCATAAAACAGTCCGTCTTCTTCATTAAAGGTTATATTTGTTCCGGGCATAACATAATCCCAGTTTTCGTGTTTGCCATACTTTCCTTCTGCTTCGGAGTATTCAATCCATCTTCTTTTTATAAGACATCTTTGCCTTTGAATATTTGGTTGAAAGGCATTTGTTATTAAAATTTGGTCTGTTGTATATAAAGGGGCTTTGAAACCTGATAATGTTTCGTCAAGTATTTCTTTTTTAGTATAGCTTCCGTCTTCTTGTTTTTCTTTAATCTTTTGGAAGACATCGCTATATTCAGCACCCATATAAGTTACTGTGTTTACAAGCATACCCATAGCAACTGAAACATAGGAGTTTTTATATTCAGAATTGTTTACCATCCATTCTACACCATCTCTCATTAAGTCTGAAAATGTTACATCTTCTTCATCGTTCTCGTTTTGAGCCATAAACTGTGGAATAACATAGCCAGAAGTTATATGTGAGTGGAGTGCTATTGCTTTGTTTCTAGCTTTGCTTCGTGTACCTCGCCATTTCCATGCTTCTGCTGGGTCTTCTATGTTTTCATCTACGAAAGCGTTAAAAGTTCTTTGATCTCGGTCGTTTCTGTCAAGTGGTGATAGGTTATTTAATTCTACATAAGGAGTATTTAATATCTCATCACCTTTTTCGTAGTCGGGTTTTACTACATTGGAAATAAGATCTCGCACCACTTTAGGGGGTTGATAATTTGATACTTTTGCATCAGTTTTGTAAATATCTGAAATCATGTTTATATAAGTATACTATTTTTAAAAGTAAAGTAAAGAAAAAACTAAAACAGTGGATAACTTTATCTTCTATTATATGACTTCCATTCAGGTTTGCGAGAGGTAGATTTTTTAATTGTTTCTCCATTTGTCATTTGGTTTTCTATCATTGCAGTGTATCGCAACATATCGGAAGAATGAGAAGCAAAATCATGTACTGGTTCATCATCAAATTTTAATAATGATTCATTCCATCTCTTTTTATAATTTCTCCAGCCTGATAATGCTTGACTACATAATGGTTCGTTTATATATACTCTAGGCAACATTAACCTAACAGCAAGTATTCCATCTTGAATACCTGAAATTGGGACTACTTCAAAATCATAACCCATTTCAGAAGATAACTGAATTATTGTTTTACCACTACTTAATTCTCTTTTGTTTGCATCATGTGGGGCAAAGTGAGTTCCATAATTATAATGAAGTTCTTTCTTTTTCTCTTCTAATATCTCAAAATAATGGTCAAGTCCAAATCCTTCATTTTCATAATAATCTATCAAGCGAATGTCTATTGCTGTCCTTTGCCAAAAACCTATGGACATTGAGTCATCAATACCCAAATCCCAAACGGTGTGAACCTTTAATTTAGGGTCAAATGGGACAGTTTTAATTCTTCCCTCTCTTCTTGCTTGGTCAAGTTCTTTGGTATAGTAAGCTCCTTTAATTATTGGGTCTTCCCATGATCCATCTCTCCATGCTTCTCTTAAACCATCAGGCAACCCATCAAGATAAAGTTTATAGGCAGGATCTGTTTCTAATAAGTGCGGATTGTCTGCAAGTCTTGCTGGTATGAATATTCTTTTAAGTCCAGTTACTTCATCAACTGTGATTATTGGTTTTGTTGGAATACCTTTTATATTAAATCTGCTTCTAAGCCAATAAAATCCCGGTCCATCAGGATTACAATTTGATATCATACAAGGTTTTATACCGACAACATTTGAACGACACGAACCTTTTAATTTCAGATAATTTGTTTCTGTTGGTATTTGAGTAACCTCTTCAATTAAAATCTTATGATATTGATGACCTTGATATTTAGAATAAGCATTTGCATCTTTTAAATGTCCTGTTCTTATTTTAGAACCATAAGTGCTTACAAATTCAGCTGGGTTTCCTGTTTTTTCAAATCCCTGTGTTGAATACCACATATCAGCTCTATCAGACCAATCTTTTAAATCATCAGCATTTCTTCTTATAACTAAAGCTCTGTATAGGGGTTCTTCCTTTTCATAAAGCAATGACATAATACCGGCATCAGTTTTTCCTCCTCCTCTTGCACCTCCATACATAATTTCATTATATTCCCCTGATGCAACAGCTTCAAGAAATAATGTTTGAGGACCGTCATTTGGTTTCCATACCATAATTATTTTTTAGGAGGTAAATAAATAATTGAACCTTTATGTGTAACCTCTTGTTCTTGTTTATCTCTCATATCAGTAACATTCTTCGCTGTAAATATTGCAAATGGGGCAGGTGCAGCACCAGCAAGCCCAATAGTTATAAGAAATTCCTTTTGTATTTCTTTAGCCGCCTTATAGGAATTGCAAAAGTCTTTAAAGTTTTTGTCAATAGTAGTCTCTTTTCCGTCTTTATCTTTTCCATCCCATTCACCTTTTTCTGCCCATCTCCAGACTGTAGAATATTCAACACCTATCTTTCTAGCAAAACGATATAGTGTTGGCATCTTATTAGGCATATGTTTTATTTTTTCACTCTCTTTTTTTAATTGTCCATCTTTAAAGTATTCTTTACTCTTTTCCATTATTTCCTTTTTGTATGGTTCTATATCAAAAAATTTAATTATTGCTTCAGTATAAGAAGACTTAAACTTACTGGGTCTACCAGTATCGTGATTTCCTTTATTATATTTGTTTCCTTTGGGAGCTGCCATTTTATTTTGGTAGATTTTTCTTCCTCCTACATTTACATCTGACTATCTGACCTATGCTTATTAAGTGTGTTTTACCACATCTAGGACATTTTACTTCTTGTCGTTTGAAGCCTTGAATTGGTATTCTTGGATCTAAGTCATTCTTCCTTATGATTTTTAAGGTTGTTATTTTGCTCATTTATTTCATTTTCTTTTTCATATCTTTATCCAACATCATCTTTCCATCACTCATCATGTGTTTCTTCATTGGCATTCTTGCTGATACTTTACCTTTTGAATATATTATATTTTTTGATTGTCTTGAGTTTGGCATTTTATTATTTAATTAAAACTAATAAATTAACCTCTATCACTATTTAAAATATTCTCAAATTGTGCATTCCTATCTCTTTCCATTTCGTCCTCTGAACTTTTTATAAGTCCTTGTTGCTTTACGAAATAGTAAGCGTATCTGTTTATTGCTTTAGCAATCAAAGCATATCCTTCACCGGGTTCAATTTCTGGTATATCAGGCATATTTATTCCTATCGTTATCATTGTTGCGGCGACTCCTACTGCGTGTTCTACCTCTAATCTTACCACCTTTGTTGGGTCAATAATATCTTCTCCTATATCTAAAATGCCAGAGTTTTCTTGTATCTGATTATATGGAGCTAAAAGCGATTCTCTTAAAATATCATCTTCAGGTAGTGATTCAGCTATTTCTTTTAAACAAAGACCTCCTCCTTTTACATATCCTTCTTGTAAAGCAGATTTACAGGCATATTGTCCGTCTTCTATCTTTAGTTTTAGATATAGTCCTTCTTTTGAAGTTGAAGCTCCTACTCTGATTACTCCGACAGCAGAAGATAAGTTAGCTATTCTCCTTTCAAGACTAATTCTTACAAATTCATCTCTAGCTTCTTTTAGTTGTCCTTTAAGTGTTTCAATTCTATTCTGTATTCTTGTTTTTTGATTTTCTATACAAATTTGTTTTATACCTCTACCTCCTAGCAAAACAGCATCTTCTCTATTTTCGGTATCTTTAACCACTATTTTAGCAGCGAAACCTAAATCATCCTTACAAATTGATTTTAATTTTCTACCTGATTCTTTATCTATCACGATTGCACCAGTATAAGCAGCTAAATCTTCAAGTTGTTCTGTTCTAAGTGAGGGACATTTTACTGGATAAAAGAATACACCTTTTTTACTTGCGTCTGCTATTGATATAAGCACTTGGTTTGAAAATTCAGGTGAGAATAAGACAAGTTTTGTTTGTGCTAGAGGTTTAAATGCTTCTAAAAATTCTCCTAGATTATCAAGTTTGTAGTTTGTAATGAAAACAGGAACATCTTCGGCTACCATTTCAAATCTTTCTGGGTTAGTTAAAAAGCCAGTTATAGCCTTTGCTGGGAATTTCATACCTTCTATTTTTTCTATTTCTACTTCACTTTTATATCCTTCAACAACATCTATGTGGCTATCAACAAAATTACCTTCTGAATCACGAGCAATGTCCCAAACAAGTTTGGCGACTTTCTTTGCTACTTCTTCGTCTTCTTTTCCTATGGAAACAACGGCTATTTTTTCTAAATCTTCAAGTGTTTTTACTATTTTTGACGACTCTTTTATCTTTGCGATAACTATTTCTTTAGAGTCTTTCATCTGTTTCCTCATTACACGAGCACTTGCTTTTTCATTATTTGTTCCAAGTGATGCAACCTCGCTTTTATTTTTAAATATAGATTGAATAAGGTGTCCTCCGATAACTGCGGTTCCAGTAGTTCCATCCCCAGCTAGTTCGTTTGTCTTTTTAGATGCCTCTTTAAAGGCTTCGGCTGCTAGCCTTTCGTATGGATCTTTGAGATTAATGTTTTCAGAAATAGTTACTCCGTCATTTGTGATCCTCGGTCCACGATTATATGTTCTGGGTAAAAGAGCATTTACTCCATCTGGACCGAGTGTGAGTTTAACAGTGTTATAAACTTTCATTACACCATTTAAAACGGATTTTTGTGCTTCTAATAATAGTTTTGGTTCAGTTATCATTTTTAAAAAAAGTTGTTACTAATAATTATATTATACTACTTCCACACTAAACTGCAATGTGCATAACTCTTGTTTTAGACCAATTGAAGAACAGGATTCAGAGATTAAGGCATCCCTTTAAATATTGGCTCGTCGTTCTCCATTAGAACGCAAACAGGGCGAGTGTCCTCATTTCAGTTTCGCACACAGCCGAAGCTGGCTATAAAAACTTACTCCCTCGGTTATCGCACCAATAAAATCTCTGAGCTCTATTCTCCAATTCAATCTCTATTTTTAAATCTTCTATTTCTTTCTTTTATTGTGTCTTTCATCATCTTATTAATAAAAGGCTCAGTTATTTCTTTATAACTTTTAGTTTCTGTTACAGTTGAAGGGACTTTTGCCGTAACATCTGAGTAACCATGTCTTTTTATAATCTTACCCAAAACTACTTTATTTCCATTTCCAATAGTTTCTAATACTTCCCTAGCTACATTTTTTGCATCTTCTGAGGCCATATGTATATAAATTATACCATTTTATTTCTTACTAGGCCACCTCGCACCATTCATTACCCTACTATGCGCCAACCTCTCTGCCTTAGTTTTGCGGGACCAGCCTATGCGTCTACGTTCCGACATAATCACCGACCTTTGTTTCTTGGTATCTCCAATGCGTTTAAGGGCTGCAATACTATAGTTATTCTTCATCTTTTTTAATAAATTTAACGTATAAAGTCTTTTTGTTCTTAATCGTACCTATATTCCTTTCCTTTTTATATAAATCTTCAATAGTCTTTGTAAATTCTTTTGAATATTCATATTTAGTATTTTCCCCTATATAAGCAAATGTACCATCAAAAAGTTCATGATTACCAATATCCGACTGTTCAAAAACTTTATATATTTCTCTTTCAAGTTTTTTATATTTTTCTCTCGCAACAAATAGTTTTTCTAGTCTTTTTAATAAGTTCTTTCTCATATATCAATAATAACATATATAAATATTAAAATCAACCAAACTTGACAACAAGCCCGGCCATATATCATAACACACTTAGAGTCTTGACTTTTTTTACAAAAGGGAGTAAGCTAAAGCTATAGCTGTTCACAGCCATAGCGCCAGCTTAACTTCTCCACCCAAAATCCTGATTATATCCCTAGCCATTATATCACACCACTTTCACGAATTGTCAAATTTAATGAAAAGAAACGGCTAAGAATATAGAAACGACTCAAAAAGGGTCGTTTTTTCATTATAGGGCTATAAATATAGCTATAAAAATGCTAAAATTCCTAAAAACTTGACAAGCCCTTACCCAAACATACTCATCTTTGTAAGGACACCCCTTTATGTGCTGTAATACTTATCCACAGTTGCTAACTACTTACAAAGACTTATAATAGTATCCATGCAAAGCTCTACGCACAATTTTTTAATAAAAGAATCACCATCTGATAACAGTAGAGCGTTATTGGGTGGTGATTTTTGTATTAAAGGTTGGGATAATAATAAAAAGTTTAAGATAATAAAGATACCAACATTAAGAGATGTGTTGGAAGATTTAAAAATCCACCCAGAGAATAAAGAAGTGTTAAAGAAACAATCGAGAATCGCAAAAGAGTCCAACCTTCTATTAGTAGAAGCACAAAAAGAAAATGCGGACACTATTTACATAAAAGCAAAGTCTGAGTGTTTCTGGACTGAACTTATAGAAACATTCAATGGTATAACAAAAAGAGCAAACGATATTATTATAAAGAGAAATAATTTTATTTTAGAAAATAAATCAAAGTCATTTATTGTATCAATAGACAAAGCAAAACAGTTTCCGATGGATCAGTTGTTAGAATTTAATAAATCTGGGTTTTGTAAATGTTTATGGCACGAAGAGAAATACGGGTCGATGCACTATAAAAAAAAAGCCAATACATTTAAGTGCTACGGGTGCGGTGAGTGGGGAGACGTTATAAAAGTTTATCAAAAATTAAAAGACTGTGACTTCAAAACAGCATTAAAAGCTCTACAATGAAACTACAAGAATTAAAATTAGAAATAGAAAAGTATCAGTATCTTGAGGATACCAACATAATAGATGTAGCGCTTGCCTCAGTGATTGCCACGAGACTGCAACTCGGTGATCCTATATGGCTCGTCATTATTGGCGCATCATCAGGTGGTAAGTCTCAAATACTAAGACCGCTAGCACTTACTGATCCAAAGTTCTTACACAGAATAGATGACCTTACCGAGAATACCTTTCTATCCGGCATGAAAGTTAAAGAGGGTTCTGCATCACCATCTCTATTAGATAGGATAGGTAAGAAAGGAATAATAGTAATGTCAGACCTTACCGTACTATTCTCAAAGGCGGCAGAATCCAGGGCTACAATACTTTCACAATTCCGTATGATATACGATGGAGAGATGACTAAATTCGTGGGAACAAGTGGAGAGCCGATAACATGGAAAGGACACCTGGGTGTAATTGCTGGTTCAACTCCTACTATATATCATCATTTCGAAG